CGCTGTGCCTGGGCCGCTGTCTCCCGCTGTGGCTGCGCCGCGGTCGCCCGCTGTGGCTGCGCCGAAGTTGCCCGCTGTGGCTGCGCCGCTGTCTCCCGCTGTGGCTTGCTTCGGGTCTGTACGTTCCATGGTGCAATTTGACTTGACATAGTCAAAATGTGCCTTGATGATCCCCGGCAAGCCGATCTCCGCGCCAATGGTGATCTTCTTCCCACAAACCTTGCTATCGTCAGCATGGCGCTCGCCGTTATCGTCAAGCTCGACTTCGCGATAAACGCTCTGGCCGGGATAGTAGTAGTTGAAGCAGTCCAGCGGGTCGACGCAGGCGTGAAAACCGCTGTCGCAAAGCTTCGCGTTTTCTTCTTCGTAGGTCTTGCCCTCTTCGAACTGGAAATCGCGGCAAGTCATGTCGCGGTTAAATCCCTTGTATGCTTTCATGGTTGTCATCCTTTCAAAATTTCATTAGCAAGTTGCCGCTTTTCTCTTCCCCTGTCGGCTCGCAGATCACCGCCCTTGCATCGGAACTGCGGCGCTTCCCCATTCAGGCGGGAGAAAATGCGCTGATATGTCAGATTGTCCGTCGGCTGGGTGATGTCTATGTTCGTCGTGATGATCGTAGGAAGGCGCGATCTCATGCGGTCGTCGATGATCTGAAACATCTTTTCGGCGGCGTATTCCGTGTTTCGTTCTGCGCCGAAATCGTCCAGAACCACAAGCTCAAACGTCGCAAGCCGGTTGCGTATGATGTCTGCCTCGTCAAACATCCGGTCGAGCAGATTGACCGTTGAGACCATCCAGACGCGATACCCTCTGTCTAAAAGCTCGTTGGCGATGCTCGCCGCCGCGTAGGTCTTGCCACATCCGACAGCGCCGGAGAGCGTGAACGACAGGCCGTTTTCCAAAATATCCGTCCAACGGTGTATGAACTTCTCGGCGAAGAACATGGACGGGTTGCCCGTGGAGTTGTCAAAGGTCATGCCCTCGTATCCGCGCAGCCACTCTGCCCGGCGTTCCTCGTTGAGCCGCCGGTAAGCGTCCTCGGCGGTCTTTTTGCGGGCATCCAACCCGCACCGGCAAAGACAACGGACAACGATTTCTTTCGTCCCGGCGAAAATTCGGCATTCTTTCGGCTCGCCGCATTTGCAGCAATGGAGAAGGCCGTCTTCCCCGATGTAATCCTCCGGCATGGTGGGGTTGTTTATTTTCGCACGTTCGGCAATGCTGCCGATAACGTCTTCTGTCAGCATGGCAAGTCCTCCATTGCGTCATAGTCTGGTGTCGCAAAGCGGCTGGTTTGTTTGGGTTTGTCCTCCCGCCTTTCCCATGTTCGGACGCACGCTTTCCAGTCTTTCATGGGCTGATTGCCTACCTTCCAGCCCTTGGAGGCGTAGAAGTCTACAAAACGTTCGGCATCAACGCTGTTTCCGCGCTCCCGGCAATAGGCAGCAACCTCTTCCACGGTGGGGCGGTGCGCGTGCGCATTATCTTTCACACCGTTAGGTGGGAAAGATATGTCCTTGTCTTTGTCCTTGTCTTTGTCCTTTTCCTTGTCCTTGTCCTTGGGGGGCGTTCGGGGGCGTTCGGTGGCGTTCGGTGGCGACTGCCCCCCACCCTTTTCTCCGTTCTCGCGATTTCGCGCGCATTTGGCCTTGTATTTCTCAATGTCCCTATCGATCTGCGACCTCATGCCGGGGAAGACAAAGCGTTCATTACCGCGGAGTTCCGGAGCTGCGCCGGTCGCGCTGTATTCCAGCAGCGCCCTGAACAGTCTCCCGCACTCCGCGTCATTCAGCGCTTCCATGGTGTCGAGGTAGCTGTGATAGGCATTGAAGCTCTCTAATGCCATTGTGCGCCTCCGTTAAAACGGAAGCTGTCCGTCATCCTCGACAGGGGCGAGGTTCGCGCGCTCGTAGGCTTGCTTCTGGTCGGGCTTGTCCTTTTTGCCGCCGCAGAAGCTGACCTCATCAGCAATGATTTCGGTTGACCGGCGGGCGTTGCCGTTCTTGTCCGTCCAGTCGCGGTTCTGGATTCGCCCGCGGACGCAGATCATGTCGCCCTTGGAAAACCACTTGGAGACAAACTCGCCGGTCTCACGCCATGCGGTAATGTCGAAGAAGTCCGTGCCCTCCTTGAAGCGGTCAACGGCGATCGCAAACGACGTGACCGGCGTGTTGTTTGACGTGTAGCGCTTCTCCGGATCGCGTGTGAGGCGTCCCATGAGGACGCAGGTGTTCATTGCCATCTTGGATCATCCTTTCGGTAAATTAGTTTTTGTTCATCCCAGCATCGATAGTGGGCTTTCAGGTAGTCGCGGAAGTATCGGTACATTTCCTCCCGCGTTTCTTTTGGGCCGCTGTCAAATTGGTAGTGGCACGCCGGGCATAGCGTCAGTATGTTTTCTTCGATTCCCGCGCCGCTGTGTGATCGCCGGATGAAATGCGCATTCGGGGCTGCATTGAGTGAGTGGCAGTACACGCAGCAATGATGGTCACGCTCCCACACGCGTTTCTTCACCGCTGGGGAGATCGCGCACGCCTTAGCGCGTTTGCTTGAGATTTTTTTCACGTTTTCCCTCCCATTCGCCCAGCAGGGCGGCGAGCTTGTCCGGAGCCATTGTCTCAATGCCTACGGCTTTCGCGTCCTGTATCAAGTTGTCTATAAGGCGGCTCATGGTCGAACTGGAAAAAACCGAGGAGCCGTAATAGAGGATCACATTCACGCAGTCGGGAATTTTTGACGCCGTGACATCGGACTGCCAGCCGAGGCCGTTTGATGCCCAGACTTGCCGCAGCTCTTCCGCCGCCTCTGACTGGATGCAGACGATCTTCATGTTACCGCCAACGTCGCGGACGGCGCGGCGGTAGACTTCGGACGCCGGAACGCCGGTAGCTTTGGCGAGCTTGTCGATCAATGCCCAGGCATAAGCGTTCGCGTCGAGACTGCGGAGGGATTTCTTCACATTGATCTCGTATTCCCCCGGCGTGAACGCGTAGGCAAAGTGCCTCGCGTCCACGTCCGCGGTATGGAGCTTCAAGAAGCCGCCTTCCCAAACGGCGGAATCGACCTTCACTTCTTCAACCTCGGGTTCTTTCTCTGACAGTCGCGGCAGAGCGGTTTTCCGTACCATTTCACGCTGTAATCATGCACATCATCCTTGATCTCTGCTCCGCAGTCTGCGCAGATCATCGGAAGATCGGCATTCCCACCAATGATGATATTTGCGGGCTTTGCCGGAGGCGGCGCGGTGGTGTAATCTGCCGCTTCACCCGGCGCGGTATACTTGCTTCGGTCTTTGGCGTAATAAATGTCTGCCGCAAGGCCGAGCGCCTTAGAAGCAACGGAGATGGCGTCCGTGAGAGCCATCTTGAAGCACTCATCGGAGAGGTACGGCCCGTTCTTTTCCTGAGCGACAAGGGAGCTGCCGCCCGTTCCGGGGATTCCGTGAGACGCAACGCCGGTTTCTGGATCGACGTAAAATAAAAGAATGTCAAGGAAAACCGCGCGCTGCTGTGTGATGTTGTCATCAACGATTCGCTTGTCGGTGATTTCATACCACCAGCCAACACCGCAGGGGCCGAACATTTCTGTCAGTTTCTTAATGCGCCACATAGGGTTAATGTCGCTGAATCCTTTCAAGCGTCCAGCGCTGATGGGCTTGATCGCTTCGTTCGGCACCGACCGGACGGCGTTATAAATGCTCATGTTCTCGCTCATTCCGCCGCCTCCTTTACTTCCGCGAGCTTCTTCCGGAGATCGGCAAGCTCGGCTTCCAGCTCCTTGATTTTCAACCCGCTGCGGTAGGCTTCGGAACCCCAGCGCGTGGCATCATCTTTTTCCGCTTCGAGTTTCTTTTCCATTTCGTAACGGTCGGCAATCAGCTTCCGGTACTCGCTCGACCGGATAGGGATGTAAATGTCGTCCGTTTCCTTTCGGTTCAGCTCGGCGGTGGCGTTGAGCATGATGTTGATTTTGCGTTCTTCCATTATTCAAGCTCCTTTCATTTAATCGCAATGGACATGTTCTGTACGAAACGGGCGCAGGGGATTTCCTCGCCAGATGTTAGCCGCGCTTTTATGGCGGTCTTGTCCACCTCCGGCAGTTTATAACGAAGGAGGTCTTCGTTGCCGGAGGCCTGCGCCCACTCAACAAAGCAGTCGTCCACTTCGACTGCGGAGGACTTGCGGAACGAAACGGCGCATTTTGCAGTCTGGAACTTCTCGCCCTGCAAGGCGTATGTAAGATAGTCTTTCAGCCGTTCGACTTTCTTCTCGGTTGTCTTGCGGCGAGCGGAAAGAGCCGTTTCCTCGTCTTTGAGGGCCTTTGCGTCGGCGGTAAGGTTCTTGATGCAACAGGCGATGTTCTCAACCTTTGCGTCCCGCTCCATCAGAAGCGCGTCTAACGCTTCATTGTCTACCGTAATCTCGCCCGTATCGGGATCAACCGCATTTACGAGAGCCTCAATGCTCTTGTCGATTTCGTAGAGTGTCATTCCTTTTGCCTCCATTGACATTATTTAAGATTTGTAGTATCATGCGGGTAATGGTTGTTTTTTCTTTTGCGAGCGTCGTCGGTGTCATCTCCACCGGCGGCGCTTTCGCTTTGTGCGAGCCATGCCAGAACGAGGGATTCCAAAAACGTCTGCATGGACGCGATGCCGTTTCTCTCAAGCGCTTGTTTAACGCGCTCTGCCGTGCTTTCGGCGAGGCGGCATTGCATTCTAAAGGTCTTGCGCCGCTTCTGGCTGTGGCGCTTCTGCTGCGTCACGGCGTCATATATCTCCTGCGCTCTGGTGCAGAACTTCACGCCGTAGTCGCTCGTGTGCAGCGCCATGCTCACCGTGCCTTTATTGGCCTTCGGGAACTCTTCCCGGAGGGCGGCGGCGATGGCCGTGTAACGTGTGTCGTTCAATGCCGGCCTCCTCTCTGCATGATCGACGTGTCCGGCATTTGAAGCCAGCGGCAGCAGTCATCGGCCAGACTGGAAAATCCGTAAACGGCGAAGATGCCCTCAATGACGGCGAAGCCGAGACCGTTATATTTTCCGAATTTCCATACGAAGAAGATCACAAGCGCCAGAAGCGTCATGATCGCGGTGGTGGCGAACGTCGCCTTTCGTTTTGTCATGGTTGTTTTCCTACTTTCTCTACTTTCTGCGGCGGTGTGCCGCTTTTTGTACTCGCTTGGTGATGTCGACGGTGTAATCGGCGATTGGGTACAGCTTTGTCCGCGCTTCCCGCCGGGCTTCACATCCGGCCTTGAATTTTGCGTACCGGGGGCAGGATGCGTGACAGCCGACGAAGCGCTCGACGCAGTCCTTACACGGGGCGATCATCTTGCTTTCTCTCCTTTTTGCGCTGATTCAATGGCTCAACGGTGACGTTGAAGTATTTCGCATAAGTCTGCCAAACAATAGCGGCAAAGCGCTCGCCGTCCGCTACCGTCATTTCAGTCTGCACCGTTTCCCCTCCGTTCCTTGATGATCTCATCGACAGCCGCCTCAAGTTTGGCACGTCCATTGCTTGGGCTTCGCTGACCATTCAGGATCATGCTGACATACGCCTTGTGGTAGCCGAGCCGATTGGCAAGCTCCGTGTTAGTGATGCCGTTGTTATGCATCTTGCCGATCAGCCGACCCGTCCATGCTTCGGGAAGATTCACTTTTTCACCCCCATCAAATAATTTTCGATTTGCCAGTTGAAAAAGTTAACAGACCATGTTATATTGAAATTGCGAAAGTCAATCAAACACAGTACCAGCTTAACGCCGCGCCAGTATTCTGGAAACTTTTCAAACCGTGGTTTCATTATAATACCGGCAGTTTCCAATGTAAACATCTTTTTGAAAACTTTTAACACTTTGTTATCGTACACAAAATAGTGGGGTGATTTTTGTGACTTTTTATGGCAAATTTATCAAACTATGCAATGATGCCGGTCTAACACCATCTAAGGCCGCAACAAATGCTGGAATATCAAAAGCTGCCGTAAGCGGCTGGAAAGCCGGTCGGCAAAATCCAACTGACGCAAACATTGCTAAGATTGCAGATTATTTTGGCGTTCCTCTTTCGTACTTCACAGATAATTTGGACGAAAAAGAAGAAAAGCTCCCTGTCGACACCGACAAAGAGCTTTCCTCTAAGTATTCTGATTGGCAAATTTTAGCCGCCTACGAAAAAGCGGACGACAATGTTAAGGAAGCAATCCTGCTTCTTCTAAAATTAAGATAATAGCTTTTCGCAAAGCAGGGTCTTGAATTGCTTTTTCAATTTCAGCTTTTTCTTTCTCCGCAAGTAGATTCTTTTCGTTCTCGCTCATTCTGATCCTCCATTATGAATTTGTAGAATTTGAGCAGGAAGTCAATCCTGCGGGTGTAGCGATCCGGTGCGTCAACGGGTGTTTGCATTTTATCACTTCCCTAAATTGTTTTTTCGACAATTTTCTGTTGATTCTATTCGCGTAGAAATTTATTTTGAACATAGCCGCGCAAGACAGGGGGGGTAACGAGATGGAATACATACCGTACTTCCGCTATGGCCGCGCATATAAGATTGTCCCGTCTCCGCCAAATTCGCTGTACGAAGATCGAGAGCTTATAAATTATGCAGAGAAAATCGTATGCGACGGCAAAATGTACGATCTGACAAGCGCGGAATCCATCTATTCAATACCTATCCCGGATTACTCGAAAATGAACAGAGGATCTATCGAAAGTCCCGTTCTATACCTTGAGTATATTCTCCGTATGCACGCAAGCTATCTTTGGAAAAAGAAGGAATACCGGCTAGCTCTTGTTTGTCTTGGAAAGTCTACACAGATGATGCCGTTTTCGCCAATTGGGCACCTTAAAGAAACCTACTACCGTATTGTCGATTGGGAAGAAGAACTTGGTAAATTTCAAAAGGCGGCAGAATGGGAACAATGGATAGAAGATAATGCGCCAAACATCGAACAAGACGTTTTTACTAACGCAATAAATCGTTGTCGATCAGTAGGATCAGACCTCGTTTATTGCAATTGGTCTGGTGCGCAAAGCGCAGTAACCGCAAAATATCAAGGTAGAGTTTACAGCATTTCAGGAAAAGACAAGCGATTCCCTGCGCTGCCTGATTTTATGAAAGGGCCGCAGAACATTTGCTATTTGTCCGGCCCTTTTACATATTGGGGAGACAAAAGCCTTGATACGATCTATTACAAAGGGAAAGACGTAAACGCCATTTCAGTAAGTTGGCGACCGTTTAAGGACGATAGATCGCCACAAGAAATTGCCGGGTATAAAAACACGATTGAGAAAGTCATGCAGCCCCAAATATCTCGGTACAAGATGCGTGTATACTTCCGAATTAAGTATTATTTTCCTGAAAAGCTACCTAAAACAAAATCGGCGATTTATCGCCTTTCGGAAGAAGAATTTGAAAATCTAATTTCTGCCGCGGAGTGCGCCGGTGTCCAACTTCCGGAAAAACCCGTTTACAAAGAACCGATAGACCCAGAGCCAGATTATAACGGCGGACACCGTAAACCATTTTTCGTTTTCTGATTTAAGATCGCCCCGGCGTTGGCGGCAACCTCTGCCGGGGCTTTGGGCAAGGTGGTAAACCGACACGTCTGCCACATCTCAAGCGTACCCGCTCTTGCCCATAAAGTCCATGTTGTAAATCACAAATCAGGAGGAAGATTCAAGAACCGTTCCCAAAACTTTCGGGAAATCCAACAACTGAATGGAGATGGAGAAAAAGTGTCCGCGCTCACAGACCTACAACCTTACTTAGACGAGTATCCAGCCAAACTTCGCAAAGCGAAAAATGCCAGCGGCTTCACCCTGCAAGAGTTGTCTGACCTGTCCGGCGTACCCTATAACAACGTCTGCGACACAAATGCAGGGCGGGTCAAGCACCCGCTCCTTTTTTATGCCGCTGCCACTTGCAAGGTATTGAATCTATCGCTGAATGAGCTTGTCGGTCTGGATGAACAGCCGGACACACAGCATGTCCATGATCTGGAATTAGAGAACGTGCGGTTATCCGGCGAAGTAAAGCATCTGCAAGAAATGAACGCAGGGCTGAGAAAGCAGGGGGAAACCCACACAAGGACAATTTATATGCTTATAGGCGTATGCAGTATTCTTTTGTGCGCCGTTGTATGGTACGTCATATTTGACATCCAGGTAGAGACCGCCGGTATTTTCCGCTCGGCTGGGACAAGCATTTTTGCGGGCGTCCTCGCCCTGATACTGAACGCCTCCGTCGCAACCATCATTTACGCCTTCAAAAGCATTTACAAGGGGAAAAAGAAATGAGAGTTGCACTTTATGTCCGCGTCTCCACGGAAGAACAAGCCGTTCACGGCCTTTCCGTCGATGACCAGAAAGAAAGCCTGAAAAAATGGGCAGAAGAAAACAAGCATAAGGTCGTTGATTATTACGTCGATGCCGGGGTAAGCGGCAGGAAAAGCGTGTCAAAGCGGCCTGAATTGCAGCGGCTTCTATCCGATGTGGAAACGGGGCAAATCGATCTCGTAGCGTTCACGAAATTAGACCGTTGGTTCCGCAACATCGGAGAGTTTTACAAGGCGCAGGAAGTCCTAGACGCGCACGGTGTTGTATGGCAAGCGACATATGAAGACTACGAGACCGCCACCGCCGCCGGACGGTTAAAGGTCAATATAATGCTGTCCGTCGCGCAGGACGAGGCAGACAGAACATCAGAGCGCGTTAAACGGATCATGCAGCACAAGCGGGAGCTTGGCCTTTGCCCAGCGGGGAAAACGCCAATCGGGTTAAAGGCCGTCGAGAGCCGCCTTTGCATCGACGAGGAAACGGCGCACATTGCGAGGCGAATGTTTGAGGACTACATCGCCACGGGAAGCGTTAACCACGTCAAGAAGATGCTCGTTTCCGAGTTTGGAATAATGCGATCAAATCACCATATAAAAGGCGCATTGAGCAACGAGAGATATATCGGCCTTAACAGCGGAATAAAAGTCTGCGACGCGCTGATACCGCCGGAGGATTTCGCCCTTGTACAACGGATGCTGACGGCAAGAAGCATTCGCAACAACGGATCGCGGCACACTTGGCTGTTCTCCGGCCTTGTCTGGTGCGCCGAATGCGGCCATCGTCTTGTAACGCATTCCACGCGGCAACGTGGGACAGATTACTTCTATTATCGATGCAAAAACTATGAGCTGGGCATCTGCCGCCACAAAAAGAGAATCAACGAGGCGGCACTAGAAAAATATCTGCTTGCCAAACTGCCAATCGAGGTACAGGCGCACAATGCAAAGCTCAAGGCGGGGAAAACAAAGCCGCCGGTTGATACGGCGGCAATCAAACGGAAAATGGACAAACTGACAGACCTTTACCTCGCCGATCTCATAAGCCGCGAGAAATACGAAATAGAATACACTTCTCTAAAAGAAAAACTGAACGTTCCGCCAGAACCAAAGCCCATCAACGAAGAACTTGTCATGTCCGTGCTGGACGCATACGGCAAACTTCCGCCAAGCGGAAAAAAGGAAGTGTGGAATCGCTTCATTCGCCGGATTGTAGTTTCAGAAAACGGCGACATCTTTTTTGAACTCGTTTGGCTATAAAGAACCTTAACACCAGTTAACGTATAATATAGCTAAACAGGGGATGCATTATGCATCCCCTAAAATATAGTTTACTGCTTTTTCAGCTTTGCCAGCGGCAGAGATTATCATAGTTGGATCATTTTTTAGAACTTGCATCCAACCTTGAAGATATGCAGCGCTATTTCGGAAAGAAGCTCTTGTTTCTATCCCTACATGGGCAACAAGGTTTGCCGCGCCGAGCTCCGCTACAAGCTCTTCTTTGCTGTAGTCATCGCTTCCAAAAGCCGCTGCGCCAGAACCGCAAGCAAAGCGATCAAGCCTTGTTTTATGCCCGGTAGAATGTGCCATCTCGTGAAAGGCTGTCGAGTAATACAAGGCCTCATTAGGGAATTGTTCAATCTTCGGAATGACGATTGCATCACGTGACGGGCTGTAAAACGCTTCGTCGGACAGATTATCGCGGATCAGCTTTACGCCCTCACGCTCAACATAAGCGGTAATGATGTCCTCGGCCTCCGATACCGGGTTTGCGTGCTTTTGGAGTTCGGGAGGATATTTGATTTTGATATTCTCGCAATCTTCGACATTGAACACGGTGTAGTATCTAAGCATCGGTACGATCTTTTCTGCCGGCTCTCCGCTCTCGTCAGTCAAGCTCGTTGTCACCTGTTTCCAGAAAACAACCGGGCGGCCTTTAGAGCCTTTCTTCAAATGGCCCTTTTCAGCTTTGATCTGATTCATCGTCACCCACTCGCCCGTGCAGCCAAGAATTAACTGGTTAAGCAGGCTGTACGGCTTGCCGGTGGTGTGGGAAACAGCGCCAACGCCCGTCCAAGGCTTGTCCCACGGGATGACGCCCTTTTCCATTTCCTCAATCAGGCGGTCAGTTATCAACGCGCAAATTTTCTTGTTCATACAATCGCCGCCTCCGCCGTCTGGTAGATGAATTCATACTCGGAATTGGAAATGCTGTCGTCATTCGCGGCGAAAGACACAATATACCGAAGCGTGTCAATGCTGTCAGCCGCTGCGATCAAATTGATGTACTCGCTTACGCACATAGTTTTTCTCCTTTACATTTACGCCTTGCCGTGTTAAGGTAGAAAAGGAAAGGGGCTTTGGCAAGGCTCTAAGCCCCATCCTGTGGCTTTCGGTGAGCGGCTTTAGCTGGGGCGCTCACCGATTTTTTAATGCTTCTGCATGATCCGCTTAACGCGCTCTCGCAGCTCTTCGAGCGAATCGCAAGTTTCGATCAGCTCAAGAATCGCTCTGAGCAACGCTTCCGTGACGTTCACGTCAGGCATGTCCTCACTTCCTTTCGTAAAAGGCTTTCGCCCTTGCCTTACAGTTGTAGTTATAAACTATTCAGTTTAGAATGTCAACTATTTAATTGATTTTTCTTGCAAAAATTTGTAAAATTTTCGACGTGCTCAATGAAGCACGCGGTTGATTTTATAAAGCAAAGAGGAGGGCCTTTCAGCCCTCCTTTTTTCTTTGCTCACTCAACGATACACTCGTAATACCGAACGAGCTTATCTTCGACCGCGTCCTTATCGCAAAGGAACGCTTCGGCGAGGTCGGCGTAGAACTCCGTGTTGTTGACGTTGAATTTCTTTGCCACCTTGAAGTAGTCCGAGTACAGCATGTTCATGGCGACATAGAACTCCATCGGATCGCAGTCTATTTTCTTCTGTTCAAGAAGATTCTTGGTCTGCTCGTAGCTCCAATGAGCGCCCCTGCTGCCGTCCTCATTCTCAAGGCCGTGCATCCACTCGTCAGCCATTTCGCGGGTCATTCGGTCGTACCCTCCGGCATAGCCGCGGTCGTACTCTCCGCCGTAGCTCTCGCCCATGCGCGGCTCGTAGGAGAATCCTATTCGGCGGCGGTCGTCGTAATAATCCGTGTATTCGTCGCGGTAGTCATTGCGCGGGGCATAGCGCCCATTGTTGTAATGCTCGCGGCCTCGGCTGTCGCGGTATCTGTCATGCGGCTCGTAGTCACGGTTATTCTGTATCTGGTAGTCTCGGATGCGTCTGATTCTGTCCGCTCTCATGTCGTCGCTCCTGTCTCCGCGTTAATGGCGGTAAGATCATTGCTCGGCGAGCAGCACGGTTTCCCGATCATTCGGAACGTGCCGCTCGTGGCGTTTGTGACTACAATCGTGCTGTACTTCGTCCGCGTCCGCACACCACACGCAGTCACGGGGGCGCAGCAACGATTCGTCAGCGGGAACTGCGCCGTTCCCGCGCCAATGGTGAACACGACCGGCGCGTTAATCGTCGCCGTCGTTGGGATGCTCTGCGCCAGAACGATACAGTATTTTTCTCCGTTGGAATAGTTGCCATCCGGGAGGTTGACAACCAGATTTCCGCCGGTAAACGTAATCGCTTGGCTAAGAATCAGCCTTTTGCAAAGCTGACAAACGGGTTTGCAAGCCATTTTAAACTCCTTTCAGGGGCGGGATTTCCCGCCCCGATCACATTTTCAGCACCCGCAACAGGTGTTCTGGTTGCAGCAGTAAGGGTTCTGCACCTGATACGCAGGAACGGGGGACGGTCGAAGCGCGTTAATGAGCGTAGCGTTCTGTGCGCTCTGGGACGCGGCAAGCCGCAGCGCCTGATTGTCCGCCTCAAGGGTCTGGATCTTGCTCTGCGTGAGGAAGTCGAGGATAGCACGGGTTCCGGCGTTCTGGTTGTCCGTAATGTCGCGGGCAACGTTCTGGATGGTGTTCCGGGTATCGCACGCCTGCGTCGCCATATCATAGCGCACCTGTGCGATAGCCTGCCGGTTCTCGCAGCAGCAGTTCTGATTCTGCATCTGCATGGCGTTGAGCTGCTGCATAAGCGCCGCCTGCTGATTGCAGCGGGCAAGCTCCGCCGCGGAGAAGCCGCTCGTCACGGCCTGCGTCACACCGGCAAAGCCGTTAAGCATTCCAGTGTTCATCGCGTAGAAGCCGTCACAAACGCCGTTGTTCACCGCGTCGATCTTGCGCTCAACGTTCGCAAAGTCGGAGGCAAGGACATAGCCATCGGCTACACCGCCGGAATTGCCGCCGCCGAAGCCATAGCCGCCGTTACCCCAGCCGAAAATCAGTGCAAAGATGATGATAGCCCACCAACCGTCGCCGCCGAAAAGACCGCTTCGGTTATTGTCGCCCTGTCCGGCAAGAAAGCCGTTCATGAAATCGTCTGCCATAAAAAAACTCCTATCAGTTTATTTACATCCGGGCGCGCGCCTCCCGGCTGCATTCGAGAAGCGGCTTTTAATCAAGATGCCGAAACTGATAGGAGAGTGTTTATTTAAGCCCAAGACCTTTGGCGATTTCCTCCACGGTCGTTCCGCGTTCCTTCGCCATGTTCTCCGCCATCTGCCGGAGCTGGTCGGGCGTCTTGCCCTGTACCATCTTTAATGCCTGTTGCGCTCGCGGATCACGTCCCGCCATCTGCTGTATTAGCGTCATCGGGTTTCCGCCGGTACGGGCGAGGCTTATCAAATTGAAAATAGGATTATTCATCATCGTCTTCTACCCTCCGACGCTTTTTCGCCGTCAGCTCCGCCCGCAGCGCGTCAAGGTCGGCTTTCGTCGCGTACTCTACAGTCGGGGCTTGTTCAGGTGTGAAGAGTTTGAAATCAAAGAAGTCGGAAGCCCCCGTCTGCTGATTAAAGCGTTTCAGGTAGATCATGCCGTGCCCGATGTCCGGCATTACGACGCCGAGAGAAAAGTAGTCCGTGCTTGTGGCAATAGCCTCTTCGCGGCTAGTGACCGGCTTGCAGACGTATCCGGGTGCGATCTGCTGCATTGTCTGCGGTCTCTGATATCCGCCGTAAAACTGCTGTGGCTGTTGGTAGTAGTTTTCCATTGCTTCACGTCCTTTCTGCCCACATTGTCGCATAAAAAAAGAGGGCTAACCCGTCGGTTAGCCCTCAATAATCCGTCAAAAAACCATCATTCGATTGCAGCGGCGATCTTGTCCTTTATCGCCCGTATACGGCGCTCGACTTTCTCTGTGCCGTACAGTTCCGTGTCCGTCTGCATGGCGAAAGAAATTTGCAACACGCTCATGCCCTTTGCCCGCAGGCGGAAGATTTTTAATTCCTCATCGGTAAAGCCGCAGTCCCGCTCAAACTGTTCACGCAGCTCGCGCGGGAATTGCAGCTTATTCTTTGTCCCCGGCGTTGTTAAACTCCGTAGGATGCTCTCTGTCGTCATTGGCTACACTCTCCATGTATGCTTCAAAAAGTGTCTCTGCGAGGCTTTCAGACGCCTCGACGCCATTGATGCGGCAGAAATCTTTGATTGATTCCTTCATCGTGTCGGTTTACAAGACTTTGGGATTGCCGTCCCATCAGTCGTCTTTGTGAAGCTGCTTAAACACCTGATTGATGCCGGTCGCGGCAAGGCCGGAGACGATACCAACAGCAATCGCCGTGAGGTAGTCCGTGGCCGGGAAGTCCGGCACGATGTGCAACGCAAGCACGCCAAGAGGCGCGCCAACAACGCCGCAGATAACGGGAATCCATTTGTCATCGATTGCCTCGATGTTCTTGACGGCAATGCCGATGAGGTAAGCAATCACGACGATTGCCACGCAAGTAGTCAAGCCGAAGATGTTTTCCATGTTTATTCCTCCTGAAAAATTATTTGTGTTCGAGAATGCTGATACGGTTCTCGTGATCGGTCACGCGGTCGTTCAGCTCCTCATTTTCTTTTTTTCGGTGGTTGATGCGTTCGTGGATCTTCTTGTGCTCTTCCGTGTTGGATTCCTCCAGTTTGCCGTTTGCCTCTTTCAGCCCGTTTACAGCGTCGGTAAGTTTGACAATGTTCGCGTTGAGTTTCAAGATCGGCACAACAATGGCGGTTCCGAGAGCAATGAGTTCCGCGAGCGTGCGCACCATTTCCATTTCTGTCATGTTAAGCCCCCATGATTCTGTTCACTTCACCCTGCACGAGATCGTAAAACCACGCGCCGAGCTTCTGCTTTCGCTCCTCGCCGTTGCCCCACTTTCCGTCGAGCACCTCCTGCGCCATCGCCGGAATGCTCACAGTCATTTCTTCCTTTTCGTAGGGGCGGGGCTCTGCTCCGCCCGCCGCTCCATCGTCGAAATAGGACAGCGGGACATGCATGATATCAAGGTCAAGCGGCTCCCCGCGGTACTGGTGAAAGACGCATTTCCCGGAAAGATCGGGATAATGCTCCCCGTCGTTCCAGCCCCACGCGGCGATCCATTTATCATACCCCGTCTCGCCGATGTGCGTATCAAACCAGCTCAAGCTGGCGTACACGCCGGTTCTGTTCCCCGCGTCCTTCATGGCCGCGCAGAACGCTTTGCACATGGCGTTGATTGTCTCATTCTCCGGGAAACCGTTCTTTGCCTTGTAGGCGTCCGCATCCTCCATGTCGAACCACACGCCGAGACGGGGCTTCCGTCCATTGAGAAAGCGCAGACAAGCCTCCGCCTCCTGCCGTGCCTGCGCCTCGTTGAGCGCGTAGGAATACCAATAAAACCCCCACGGAATGCCGAGCTTCTCGCACTTTGCGATGTTCCGCTCCGCCCACGGGTCCGCGCTCGTCCAGAACCCGCCGCGGATGATGACAAAGCCATCCTTGTACGGCGTGAAATCGAAATCGCCCTGATGCTCAGAAACGTCTATACCGTTCATTTCCATGTCCCTCCTTATGGATTGGCCTTGACAAGGGCTTCTTTTGCCGTTCCGTTGACATTCAGCAGAACGCGCGTCACTTGCTTTGCCGAGCCGTTCACGTTCAAATACAGCACATCGCCGAGCAGCGCCGGAGCAGTCAGCTTGACCGTGCCGTTGCTTTGGCTGGAAGAGATGTCTGCTGCCCCGTAAACAACGGTGATTTCCGTCCCCGCATCAGCTTCTCCAACGAAATACCAATACGTTGGCGTTTTGGGGAGATTGCCGGGCGTTTCAGCTGTCCCCCGAACACTTCCGATGTCGCAGCGGAGATATAAGCTGCCGTACTCCGGATGATTGCCGGAAGAACCGCCGCTTGGGGACACCAAAACACGGACGGCAAACTGTTTCTCTTCCAGCCTTGCGATAGAGTATTCGCCGCTCAGTACAAACCAGTTCTGCACAAAAAAGTTTGTCTTTGTGATCGTCTGCTCCCACGCGCTGCCGTTCGGCAGTTCTGGCGCTGTTTTGCTCCACGCCATTCCGTTCACCTCACATAGAATACCGTAGGTATATATCGCCCGGCTGCCACTCGGCAGGCGGCGTTTCGCTCGTCCCGGTGTAGATCATTCGCTCGGCGTATGTTCCGGAGATGATCCAGATGCTGTCGCTGATTTTCTTGAGGTCGATGTATTTTTTTGCCGGTACGGCGATGGAGCCGGTCGCGCTCTCCGTCTGACCTTTGGCGACGTTGACCGGCGTGCCGATGCCCTCCCACTCAAAGGTGAACGGGTCGTTTGCGAAAAGCCGCGTCTGCCAGTTCGGCGGCAGCAGTGCCGAGACCTCCGCGGTCAGCTTGATCGTCATGGCCGTTCCCCACACCCAGACGAGGGCGTTTCCCCACGCGAGATCGGGCGTTGAGCCGGGCGTGCTGATCGCGAACTCGGTGCCGAAGCGCGCCTCGTTCGTCAGCTGGGCGACGCCGACCGCTTTATCAGCAAGATTCGCTGTGCCTACCGCGCCGTTGGCGTTGGACAGCGCTCCAAGATTCGCCCGCGCCGTTGCTGCGTCTGCGGCCCCCGTGCCGCCGGAATCGACGGGCAGCGCCGTGGTCTTAAAGGCCGCGCGGATTTTTGACACGATGTTAGACCACGGGGTTTTCCGATTCAGCGATACGGAAATATCATAGAATGGGAAATAGTCTCCGTCCGCAAGCGTAGCTTCTGCGGCAAGATCTTTTGTCGCCGCCTGTTTCGCTTCGATCGCATCCGGAATCGTAGTTTCATCATCTGCGCTCACATGGATATCATCGCCGGTTAACGTCACATTGCCGGAGGCGTCCGGCGATTTCGTGTTCACTGACACGACAGAGCCGGAGCCGTTCATGCCGTTATAGACGGAGAATGTGGTAAACTCTCCATTGTCGAACGTGATTTTGTATGTGTCCGTCGTACCGGCGGCGTGTGTGCCGCTTTGCAGCGTTATGGACGCAATACCGTTGCCGTTCTTTACGTTGAACGTGGAGGTCGTTCCGTCCGTAAGCGTAACGGTGTAGGTGTCCGTCAAGCCGCTCGTTCCGGTTTTGGCAATGCTCTTAATGGATGAGCCGTTTGTCACGGTAAAGTTGGTGCTTGTGTTGTCCGAGAACGAGATTTTGTAAGTGTCCACAAGGCCGGACGTGCTGATTTTCGCAACGCTCGTGATTGCCCGACCATCCGTTCCCTTGTCGCCCTTTGCGCCGGTCGCACCGCGTACCGAGGTCGTCTGTACCTCCGTGTCGTCAGCCATGACGAACGTCAGGGTATAGTCATCGTTTAGGGTGATGCTCTTAATGCCGCCGTGTCCGTCAAGCGCCGTTGCAAGGTCGTTGATAAGCACCTGTCCGGTCAGGGACTTTGCCTGTCCCGCCTGTTCCATAACAAACAGGTCTGTCGTTGTTACGGTTGATGCTCTCGGAAGCTCGCCTACTGTTTTGTCCGCCAAGGATTAGCCCTCCTTCGTTTCCGCTGCCATCAATTTCTCAATAAGCAGCTTGATATAAACAAGCTTCTCGAAATTCTCCCATCCATCGACGCGGAGAGTTCCAAGAAGCTCCTTGATTTTGTTCAGTTCTTCCATGATTAAACCTCGCTCGCGTACTTCTGCCGCAGCGCTGCCCGTTGTCCGCCGGTTTCATTGACGAGATATTCAAACTTGGTATAGTGCTCAAATACCGTCTCTTCTCCGTTTGCGGCTACATAGCGGATTTTCGCCGTTTTCTTCTCATCTCCGAAGATCGCCGCAGCTTCCACGAATGAAAGGCCGGTCAGCGTGACATACAGCAGTCCAACAGTCGCAAGGCCGCAGAACGCGCACGGGTATTCGCTTCCGTCAAGAAAAATGATTTTGTCCATATAGACCTCCTAAATGTAAGAAAGGCATTTAATTTGCACCGTTTGTGGTACTGCAGTGCTGAACGTTTGCGTCTGCATAACAACCGTTCTTCCGAACAAACGGAAGGAATTTGTGTCGGCAAAAGAACCGCTACTTGCATTCATCGCGCTTGCGATTGCCGCCCCGCCGAACACGTCCCCGGCAAAATACCCATTCGCAATGCCGCCGTTTAAGTATCCATTAGTATTCGCTGTCGTGATTGTTCCAGACCCTATCTGGCTGCCTTGAATTGTTCCGGCGTCGCCGCCCGTCTGTATCCGGTTGGCATAGACATTTCCGGTAAACGTGCCGTCCGTTGCGTATAGTTGGCCGTAGCTGTTTACGCGGAATTTACCGCCACCGAGGGCTATACCGTCCGCGCCGATGTACACACCGTCCACTGTCCCGTACAGCTCCGAAAGCTTGTTATATATAGCGTTCTGCGTAATGGTGAACCCGCTGTCTTTGCTGCCGATAAACCCGGATGTTGCCGTTATCTTGCCGGTGATGTCTACACCGTCTTTCGTCGCCCTGAATACTTCCTGCCCGGAGCTTTCCAGCACAAACCCGTCCGCCGTCAAAGACCAACCAAAAGAGGCGGAATTGCCGCCGGTCTTCGTCACTCTCGCGGCGATCTCCTGTGCGTGCAGTTCCAAAGCCGCCCGCATTTCCGTTTCGCTCGCTTCTCTTGCCGTGACCTCCGCCTGAATGCTCGCGGCATTAACTCTAAGGCTTGCCCGCGTCTCGGCAAACTGCCGGGTGGTCTTCCGGTCGGTCGGTGATTTGTAAGGGTACTCATGGTCAACCGCGTTCTCCTGCGGTGCGGCGATACGCGCCGCCATCAGTGTTGAGAAATTCGTTTCGTTGACATAGATTCCGGAGAAAACACCATTGATGGTAACGCCGTCGCCAAGCTCTGCCGCAGGGTCGAGCTTCGCCCATTCCGTGTCATACGGTCGATAGACAAACTCCCCGATGCTCTCTAAGATGTCGTTCGCCATCTGTTGAGAACCCCACGGGCAGTCAAGCTCTAAGACATTATCCCCGCTACCGGCCTCATAGTAGGAATCATCGTCAACGTTGATGCGGACTTTGGTGTATTTCGGCAGTTCCGGCGTTGAAGTGTATCCCTTTGCGCTCCTCCCAATAAAAACCGATTCAGACAAGGATCCTGTCACCTCCGAACGTGAGGACATACCCGGCAGTATCCACGAGATAGTGTGTCTCGATGCCGATCTCATTCAGCCGGACAAGACGGAGCTTTCCATCGTCCGACATGACGAAATTTCCCGCGTACATTGCCGCGATATATCCGAGGATTTCCCTCATAGCGTATCCGCCGGGATACTGCACCGGATACCCACGCTGCATGATGTCAAACGTGCGTGGATCGATCTCCACGCCCATATGTCCGGCAATAAGGCTTACAACGTCAATGTCCGTTTTGGGCCATTCGCCGATGTCCCCATTCACGGGAAAATCGTTCTCGGCCTTTAACATTGCGTCGTATCCGTGGAATACGATCTCGTCCGTGCTCTCTCCGTCGGAGCGCGTATCGATATAAAACACGCCCTTTGGTAGCCATTCGCTTTCCTTCGTGTCATTCACGGCACGGATAAACGGCTTGATGGAGGACATTCTCTTGATCGTCGCCGTCGGCTTTACCATCGTGACATCGATTTCCGCGGCTACACAGCACCCGACCATCGGCTTGTCGTCCGTGAAAAGGTGCTGCGTGGTCTTAATCTCTTTGAGCATGTTCCCGCCGTATCCGCCGGAATCCGAATCGTAGAAAATCCTCGTCCCGCCAAACGTGATATAATCGGCGTGCTCGTCGATCAAATAAAACTCGTCGCCGATGACGAGCTTGGTTTCAAACCAATGTGTACCGGCGACGATTTCCTTGTATGTTGCGCTTGTGTTCTGCATGGCTCATCTCTCCACAAGGGCGAGCGCATCAATGTTCCAGCGTTCTTTCCCATCACCGAAAGATGTATCGACCGTAGCCTTGCCGGTGCTGTTGTACATCGTCGTGACTTGCGTACCCTTTAACCACGGGTTCGTGTAGGTGACTTCGACGTACTCCGGCATAAGCGCCGGTAGAACGATCTCGGCGTCTTTGGTGTACAGGGGCTTAAACGTTGCATCGATGCGGAATTTCGTTGCGATCCGCGCCCGGTGCATGGTGTAATCCATCGTGCGCCCCGCGTCCGGGCTGTCGCCGTCCTCTCTGGTCACGGTGTACCCGCCGCCGTCAAGATACGGAAGCATATCAACGCCGTTGACAATCAGTTTCATTTGCCGCGCCCCCTGTTCCGTTCCTCGCTGTAAGTGTACATGATCTCGCCGACCTTGCGCTTATCAAGGTAAACGTCGCTCGGTTTGATTTGTTCGTTGCCTCGCAACGTTAAACGGTCGAGAAGCGCGTCCAGCTTACTTTCCAACTCTGGGGATATACCATACCCATACCCGGAGGAAAACGCATTAGGCGGCACTACACCGCCCATAGCAACGGCGGGCATTCTCATGCTCAAACCGGCGAACTTATCAGTCATCCGGTCAACGATGCCGTCCGCAACCATCGACACCCACTGCGTGTTTCTCTCAAGCGGAATGACGGCCTCCGAGCCATCTTCGCCGGCAATAAACGGAGTGCCCTTTTTGACGATGCCGCCCTTGGCGAGACGCGGAATAGATACAGAGCTTGCACGCCAGTTTATACCGCCGCCGCCGAAGAATTGCAAAACACTGCTGAACGCCCCGACGAGGTTATTGAACATCGTAATAACGCCGTTAACAAACGCTTCCACAGTGCCAAGGATACTGTTGATAAGGGACGCGCCCCAGCGTTTGATTTCAAGCCATACATCGATCCACGCGCTCTTGATCTTGTCAAGCGCCGCCGACCAATCGCCTGTGGCGAAACCGTACACAACAGCGGCCAGCGTTTCAAAGATCGCCTTTATAAGTGACAATGCCGTGCGAATAGCGCCGACGATATTGTTAAAAGAATACTGAACGACGCCGTAAAGCAGAATGAATACTTGCGAAAGAACGTTGCCTTTTTCGGAAAGCGTTTTCAGCGCATTGTCGAACCACCCATTGACTATGCCGCTGATCTTGTCGAAAAACGCGGTGATGTCGTCCCACCACCCGGACAGGAATGAACCGAGAGCAAGGAACGCTCCGATTGCAAGTGGTATCCATGATCCGGTGAGAAGAGCAAGACCGATACCGATTTTAAGAAACCCGGTTGACATCTCTACGCACATGTCTTTCGTAAGGCTTCCGGTGTTGATGAAATTTTTAAAAGCATCAATCAAATCCAGAGTGCCGAAAAGAACCAGCGCAATGCTCGCGGCAGTTTTCCCGAACGCAAGCCCGATAGCAAGCGCCGCTATCCCCTCCAACAGGGTTTTGATAAGACCGAGGTTGTTCTTGATCTTGTCGCTGATCGCTACATCTTCGTACTTAATCCCGCTGCCGGAACCGCCCCCGCCGCCGGAGGAGGACGAATCCTGCGCAATGGTCAGCGTATCAATGCCCATGAGCTGCTTTTTCATTTCCTTTGCAGCACCAGCGCCGGAGGATAGATTGTCGCTCAACTTTCCCGTGTTGGTTATGGCCCGCTTGAATGTGCTTTTCCCACTAAGAGCCGCAAAGAACGCCGCGATAGCGTCCACAGCCTTCGTGATCCAGCCAATGAGCGTCTGCAATACCGGGATAACCGCAGTAAGAATTGGGGCGAACGCCGCACCCCATGACGCCTTTAGCCCCTGTAAAGACGCTTTCAGTTCGTTAATGCTTTTCTTCGTCTCAGGGTCGTTCTCGGCATAAGCCTTTACCGCTTCAATGGTATATTGCTTTAGCTTTCGGAAAAGAACGAACAGCGAGCGGATACCAATGCCATATTTGAGCAGATTCTTCATGCCGCTTTTGATGGACTGCTGCGCCCCCTCCATTGCGGCCTTGATGTCAGAGCCTTTGGACGCATCGGTGATTGTCTGCGTCAGCTCCCCGGCTCTTTTTTTCTGTTCTTCCAGCTCCGCTGTCTGCTGTTTCAGTTTGTCAACGATTTTCGCGTCCTGCGCTTCAAGCCGCTGTGCGGCTTTCTCTTTCGCCGCGAGAATCTTTTCCTGTTCGGAAAGCTGCGCTTTGATTTCCGCCTGCCGCTGGGTCTCTTCGATCCATGTCTGCGGATCAGCATTGGCGTTAATTGCGGTTTTTGCCTCGCTCTCGGCCAATGAGGATTTCAGCTTTTCGACCTTATCATAAGCCTGCGCCGCCTCGTCCTGCGCCTGTTTGAGCTGTTCAACGATGGGTGCGCGTTTCGCCTCGCCGCTCTCTATGTTCTTTTTGAGCCTGTCCATGTCGCGTTGGAGCTTATCCAATTCTTTGGCGGCTTGCCCGGCGTCGATTTCTACCGGGAATCTAAGTTCTGTCGCCATCGCATCACGTCCATTTCTTCAACATTTCTTCGTCCTCTGCTGTGTACTTCGTCGGGAGCGTTACCAAGTCCCGATTCTGCCGTAGCCATTCCCGCTCGTATTTTTCGAGCTTTTTACCTTTGGCAAGTTTCGAGCGCAGCGACACGATCTGCGAGAATGCGCAGTCCCCGCCTATCTCCATGTACGCGCCCATGAACGTCCACCAGTGGAGATATTCGACCGAGCGGCATTCGTAGCCGAGCACACGGTTGACCGGCGCGACGATATACGGGAAGTCCTTTTCCCAATCCACAAGGCGGGCGGATTTCTTCCCGTGCGGCTGTCCGAGATCGATAAACCAGAAGCACTTCTCCAATGCCTCCGAATAGTCAGTCAGTTTTTCCCAATCGGGGAAAATCGTCTGTATTGTCGCCTCCGCCTTGTCCGCATCGGAAAAATCAGGGTCATTCAGAACCTCTATGAGGTCGAGAATAACCCTGTAGTCCGAGCGTATCGCATGGTCTGCACCGCCGACGGCAAGCGACATCGGCAGGGAGTAGATCATTTCTTGAATTTTGCGAGATACTTTTGCAGCTTCGGATTCGTCTTTTTCTTTTCCGCCGTAAAGGTATCGTTCATGTTGTCGATGAGGCAGAGCATCAGGTTGCACCACACGGGCAGACCATCCGCCATCGCATAGGTGTTCATCGTGCCATACAGGGGAGTGCAAACATCAAAGCCAAAAAGCCCGTTGATAAGCTCTCTCATTTCCCCGTCCATCGCACGGGCGGCAGCAAAGATTTTCTTCGCGTCGTTCTCCCCGGAAAGCATAGCTTGATATTTGTCCTGCTGCTTGTCCATCGCGTCAAACGCATTAAAAACGCGCTCGATAAAGTCAATGTCGGTGAGGTTGAGCAACACCGTCACCTTTCCGTTAATGGAGATTTCCTGCACTCCGGTATCATGTCTAAGTTCAAGCATTGCTTAACCTCCCGTTCTCAGGCCGCCGGGGTAAACTCGATAGCGCCGCTGGTTCCCTTCGTCGCCGTGCCGATCGTGCGCTTGCCGCCGTATGTCACATTGATGGGCATTCCGACGCTGCCGCCGCCCTCGCCGCCGAGACCCGTTGCCTCGACCATGCAGGATTCATAGCGCTCGGCAAACCCGGCGTAAGTGTGGACAATGAGCATGTCCATAGCAGCAAGCGCCATCGCGTCCTGATCGACAACGGCAAGCTTCCAAATCTTCTGCTGCGCCGCGTCGCCGCTGTCCAGTTCGCACGGCTCGAAAGACTGCGTAATGACAGGCTTCTTCATCGTGCCGTAGGTGTCGCCGAGAATGTCTTTCTTTCTCTCGGCAGACCAGTCGTATTCTTCGGAGCTGTCCTCCACGCGCTTGCCGATCACCGACCAAACAGGAGCGGAACTCGTGCCGGTATTCAGATAAGCGAGAAGCAGCTCACGCGCCACAGTCTGCCCCGCAGCAGTGGTAAACGTGTATTCAGCCATTGTTAAATCACCTCGTAAATTAAAGTTAAGAGGATCTGGTGATCCTCTACGTCTCCTTCATATCGGGCAAAAAGAGCCGCCGCCGTGTCTCGTTTGACTTTGCGCACGCGGATACCGTCCGCAATCGTCAGGCTATCCGCATTCGCCTCCGCCCACGCGCCGTATGCATCCAGCACCTCGTCCGCGCTCATTCTCTCGTCGGCGTTCTTCGCCGGGACGCGATAAATGATTTTGTACTGATACTGTGCCTGATACGATCCGTCAATAAACTTCTTGGTTTTGTACGCCGCCTGAATGGTAGATATGCATAAACCGCTTTTCTCGCCCAACCATTCAAAGTCGAGTTTGGAAAGCGGTTTATCTGGGTACGTATTCAGCCATTGCCGCACGGCGCGGCTCACATCTGCGTTTTCCTCCGCAGATACTAAGGTTTTAGGTTTCTGTTCATCCAAGGGACGAGATCACCGCCTTTTCTGCGACACGCGCCCACTTGTCGCCGTTTTTCTTGTAAGATGCGTCCATCCAATGGGATTGAGCTTGCGGGTGCATGTCCGTCGTAAAAACAAGGTCTTTCGCCGTCGGAGTGAGCGTTGCGCCCTTGTGCCAGCGCAGCCCTACATCCGGTATGTTCATTGGGCCTTTACCAGTGGCGGCGTCAACCATGACCTTGCCTTCGTACAGATATCGGGCTTGGTCGCCGGTATAGACGATCTCGTTTCCATCCGTCCGAGCCATGTTTGAAAAAACGCCCGTCAGCGCAGGGACAAAGGGAATCGTGTCTTTCAGCGCTTGCGTTGCAACAACGATCTCCGCCGCTTTACAGGCGGATTTGAAGTCTTCCCCGCTCACGGTCTTGATCTTTAGCGTGATCCTCATTTGCCACCGACCTGCCAATGCATCATGTCGCCGCCGAAATCACGGACATCAACCGTGCTCACGTCAAACGCATAGTCGTATTTCTCTTGCAGCTGCGCAAGGCTCATCATTTCGGAAACCTCGCCTTTGACAAAGTAGGTGGACGTGGAATTGCTATGTCCGCCGCTATCCAGCGTCCACAAGCCCTGTTGATCCGCCGCCGAATAGAACGCCTTTGGCTCGACATACGTTTTCTTGTCGCCTGTCGTGCTGACCGCATCAACGGAAAAGGGGATGTAAAGAGTAGCGGCGTCAGCGTCGGCAAGCCCCGTCTTTGCAACGTTCGTTCCCTTGGACACGTCCAACAGCACACCACGCAGGATGGTAATGCTGTTGTGAATCTTTAGGTCGTCGTCCTCGTAGGAGTTAAAGACAGTCACAGTATGTGGGAACACAGCGCTGCCCTCCTCTGTACAAAAGCCCCGTCCATGCCAGATAGTCCATAGCGATGTTTTCCAGCGTTTTCCGGGCAGCTTCCGCCGTCTCCGTTCCGCTTGCGTATGTCTTGCTCCACGCGCCTACGGTCTGGCTCTTGACCTCGCCGCCGCTCATGCTCTGCGCTTTAGCGTTCTCAATAATTTGATACTGTTCCGCCAGCGCACAGCAGCACATTGCAAGCGCGTTGTCCGTATCCGGGTAATCCTTTGCCTTGCCCATGGTATAGTAATTGATAAAGGCGTCTGCCCGCGTTGCTGCGCGGGCAAACTCCTGTTCCGTCAGGGCGCTGCCGAGATATGTTTCGGTGTAAAACGTGTATGTTGCGTACATCTGCGCCCCTCCGGTTTATCAGCCCACGGTAACGGCAGCCGTGCCGGACTTCGTGCCGTCCTGCTTGGAAGTCGCGGTAACGGTCAGCGCAGTATTCGTCTCGTTGGCGGCGATAGTCAGCGTGCCGTTCTCGTCGATCTTCGTTCCAGCCTTAACAGCAGTCGTGCCGGAAACACTCCACAGCACGCCGTTAGACACCGCACCCTCGCCGGTCACAGCGGCGGCAAACGCCTTGCTCGCGCCCTTAGCAACGGTAGCGGTAGCCGGGGTAACGGTAACGGTGTTGACCGTACCGGCAGGAGCATAAACCGCGAACGGGCAGTACTTCGACAGGGTGTCGTTGTACGCCGTCTTCGGGTTCGGGATTTCCCAGCCGAGACGCATAACCGCACGCAGAGCGACCATGTCATTCTGCATGAGGTTGTAAACGATGGAGTTGTCGGAAGGATCCTGCACAACGCCCTGATCGAAAATCTTGAACGTGATGTCCTGACGGATGGAGTACACCAGCTCCGACCAGTCACCGGCAAACATAAGCGCCTTGGCAGTGTCAAAAGCGCCGTTGCGCGGGAAGTACATGGGGGAGCCGTCCAGCGCATAAGGCGTCGCGCCCTGCATATCAGTTTTGAAGATGGGGTTGCCGTTCAGGTCTTTCAGACCGCGCAGCTTAGCACGCATCTGGATAGCGGACATAATGCCGTTAACAAGATAGCCGCTCTCCTCGACCTTTGCGATCACGCCGCCCTCGGCGAGAAGGTCGTCATAGATGTACGGCGTCGCCGCCACAACAGAACCGGCTTTCGTGCAAGTCTCAAGGACGCTGTCGCGCCAAGAGGTGGGCTTGTTCGTGCCGAACAGGATCGCGCCGTCAATGACCTTACCGAACGCCTCAACGAGACGCGGGCGGACTTCGCCCCAGATGTCATAGTCGGCGTCGTCAAGCACCGCCTCCGGAATGGGGACGATGACGGCGATCTCTTCGGCATAGATTTTCTTCTTGTCCCACTTCATTTTCGTGGTCTGCTTCATGCCGGTATCGCCGTTCACGAAGTAGGCAGTGGGAAGCATGTCCAGAACGTTCATCGTCTGGGTCTTGCTCGTCATATTGGGGAGGCGGCGGCCCATCTGGAGGACGGCGCTGCCCTCGGTCACGCCCTGAATGATCTCACGAGTGACAGGTTCCGGAATAAGCCCGGAAAGGTCAGTTCTGTTTACAATGTTAGTAGCCATATTAGTCATGTTTACCTCACAATTCTCATTTAAATTTGCCCCGAATAAGGGCGTTCATAGCGTCGTTAGTGCCATTAGCACTGTTGGCGCTGTTGCCGACGTGCGCGGACATATCAACACGCACGGAGGCGGGTTTGCGATCTTTCAGAAACTCGTCGGCTGCCTTTTCAAAGCTCACCGTGTCCGTCACTTTCTGCCCGATCTTAAAACAGTAAAATTCCAGCTCATCAGCCGAAACGCCCTTTGCGGTCAGATACTTTTCCCGCTCAAACTGCGTTACCTTCGCTTCGGCGGCAAGCCGCGCCGCCTTTTCGGTGTCGCGCTCTTTCTCAATGCCCTTGAGCTTGTCCGCTTCGCTCTGCTGATTGGCTTTCCAAGCCTTATAAGCGTTCATTTCTTCCTCGGTGGGCATTCCTTTGGTTGCCCGCGCGAGACGCTTTGCAACGATATTGTCTACCTCGGCTTGTGTAAAAGTAGCCTCGTTCCCGCCCCCGGCGGTGTTGGGATTGGTATTCAGTTCTGCCATGATGATTCCTCCGTTTTCCGCCCGTCGGCGTATTCCGTTTATGCCCGTCGGCAAACAAAAAAGGAGCCCGTCCCGGATGGGACAAACTCCTTGAATGTTTAAAATTGCGGCTCGTGCGGGCGTTCCCTCCCGCGTCAACCGCGCCGAGCTATTGCCCGGTGCCACAGCGGCGAACCAACTGTGCGCGACTGCACGATTTAATGACGCCTTAGTTGGCGGCGCAAGCTGGAATCGAACCAGCAACGGCAGGGAGGCGTATCCTGCATCTCAGATTCCCTCGCGGGAGCGTCGGGAGCCTTTCCGACCTCGCCCGTCCGTGTTCCCATTTGCGCCATAAATGCGTGACCGCCAATGAGTAGTGGCGGCGCGGATTTGCTCTGTTCCCGCAAACAGCTTTTTTCTGGTGCAAAATTGCACCGTGGGGGCGGTTTATATGCCGTCCTCCCCTCGCCGGGCGGCACTCTCTGTCACGCTTTTATATATGCATGGCCGCTGTTGAGCAGTAGCGACGCGGTTTTTGTATCCCCCTCCGCAGGGGAAAGACAGGGGGAAAGGAAGGAAGCCCTGCCAAAGCAAGACCGTTATTTCTGTACCCGCCACAAGGTCAGGCGGCGCTCTCTGTTATGCTTTTAAAGAAGGATCCCATTTTCGTGACCTCACGAAAATGTTCATAGAAAAAGCACCGTGTGTTTACACGATGCTTTTGAACATATCAAATTCTTCGTAAGTCAGTTCCGTGAATTCTTTCCCTGTCTCTCTGCAATATTCTCGAATCCGCTTGAAATTATAGCCCGGCGAGCTGTCGGGAAACGGATCAGTCAGAGCGCCGTAATTGTCAAGAGGATTCTCCGCCATAGTATCTGTCATATAGTTTTTTCGCGCTCCTTTCTTCGATGGCCATAATTCTAAGTCTTGGGTTAATGAGCGTTGCGCCGAGCGATTCTTGATAATGCTTAATCAAATCCGACTTGGCAGTAAAGTATACATATCCGTCAAAACCTTGTTTGAAGCTCTCCCGAACAGCCTCTGCAAACAAATGGCCGCCTACACCAGAATACTCCTTACTTAGAAATGCAGGGTTGTGCGGGTTGTTAAACGGAGCAGCTTCAACTATATCAATCTTTACGGCATAATTGTTTGGATCAGGCTTTAAGGCAATTAGACCCTGTATGCGGTTATCTCCATCCGCTTTAATTCCGCGAATTGTATACCCGTTCTTACGCGGAATCGTCCAGTCAAACTCCCAGTCCTTAAAAACGCGTTTTGTTGGAATAACCTCAACGACGGTGGTGTTTACAAGTTGTCCGTCATTCATTCTTTTAAGGCAAGGGGTAAGCTCGTCAACCTCGATTTTAATTATACCATTTTCAGGCTGTTTTGCAATATTTTTTGCAGCTTTCTGCGCTTCCCGTGCTTCTTTCGGCCCGAACTCCGCAATGTTCCCGCGCTCGTACTGTGGCCGCAATCCTGCCGCCTTGCTGAACGCCTCATATTCCTCATTTAGACGACGATACCGTACAGCCTTTGTGGTATACTCCTCATCATCTCCGCGACCTTTGGCGGCAATCAGCTCGCGTTTAACTTTGCGCAGGGACGCTTCAACCTGTCTCTGCTTTTGCGTCGCCTCGTAAAAGGTGTATTGCTTCCCCTCAAATTCAAAAGGAGGCGGATCAATATTCTCCAATTCCTCATCGGTGTATGTTCGCTCGGAAACTCCTTCGATCCAGATGTGGTACATATGTCGGCAGTTAGCGCCACACAAGCCGTCCACCTCGCCGAGACCGCAGACCTCGTATATAGATGGGTAAATATCGCCAGTACGGACGGAATAAACGCGCCCCTGCCATTTCTTGTGGCTCGCCCATGGCGTTTTACCCTCTCCGTCACGCGCTCCGCGGTGCGCTGTAACCTCTCTGTACGGAGTATCAAGCAGCGTCGCCGTCTGCTCCGTATACTGCCGCGAAAGCTGGGTAACGCCCGTCATAACAGCTCTGCGGGCAGCAACATCAACACGGTTATGCCAACCGGATTCATAGTCAACGTACTGCAAGCCGCTGTCCGTCAGCATCTTCGTTGCATCACGGATCGCCACGTTATAGCTCTGCCCGCTCTCCACGCGCATCAAGGCGTCGTCAAGCACGCGCTGGTACATACGGCCTATATCATCGACCTTTACCGTTCCGTCCGGCGCTCGGTACGCAAAGCCCATGCTTAGGGTAATGTTCGTCAGCTCTCCGAGCGTCTGCATCTCAATGGCATTGATTTCCTGCATGAACAAGTCAGCATTGAAGTTGTTTTCGCCAAGAATGAGGTTGTCGTCGATCAGCGTATCAAAATACTGCTGGTTTCGTTGGACGGCCTTATTCCATACGGTGTCAAACTCGCTCTGCGTGAGCTTTAGGGTCTTTCGTATATACTCGTTGATTTTTTTGTAATCATATCCCCGCCGCTGCAAAGACCGTATATGCTCTATTGCCGTCTCCGTCATTTCGCCGGTCATGGCTACACGGGAACAGATGTCCTCAAGGATTTGCTCTTCTAAACGCTGATAGAGCCGCATAAGCGGCAGGGGCAGGGAGTACATAAACTCCGGCGTGATTGGATATTTTGCCATTACTCATCGCCCGATAAAAGGCTCTCCATCTGCGGCAGGGCGGCTTTTGCAGTTGCCTCATCCTCATTCATCCACTTAGCGCGGAACTCCCAGTGATTCATGATTCCCATCTGCACCATACGGGAATCGCGGTTAAAGTCCGTCTCTTTGTCCTCAATGATAGAATCATCGAAATCGACGGTTATCTCGACGCTCTCGTTTAGCCCGGCGTTCATGTAAGCATTGCCCATTCGGAGCAGGACGCGGCACAGTTCAATGAGAACGCTTTCAAGGATGATCTCATGCTTTTTGATCGTGCGAAACATCTCGGAGTTTTCGCTTATGATCTGCGTCGCCGTAGACACGTTGCCATTGTCGTATTTGTAATGGTTCTCGCCAAACCCGCACTTGCTCGACAGAAGATTGAGCATGTCCTGAATACCGGCGTTGTGTTCCGCCGTGCGGAGCTTCATATCGATTTCTTTAACAACTTCTTTCCCGAGCCCGTCCGCCGGTAAAACATGGAAAACGGCGTCATTCGGATCAAACAGAGGTTCGCCCTCTATTGTCTTTGTCGCCTGCGGCTGCACCATAATGCGCTTTTTGCCAAGCAGAAATTCGTTGACGTAGCTGTCGTAAACTATGTCTACGCCCTTTATCTGATCTATGGCATTCGCAAACACCGAAATTCCCATCGGTAGCGTTGCATCAACGTTGTTGACAATGTTCAGCCGGTCAATGACGAACATCCGCTGTGTAAAATCAGTATGGACAATGGGAGCGATGTTTTCAAAACCCGGAACATCCGCAAGGTTTACCTCTAAGAGACTGCCCTTTGTGTCGCGGAAAAGAAGGTTTTCGATATCGTATTTTCTCTCTCCCGTCCGCTTATGGATGCAGATATAAAGGTATGTGTCTTTCTCAACGGACTTGTGAGAGCCAAACGCGCATTCGCTGACGATGCCGTTTTCCCAAGTCAGCGGGAGGATGAGATCAGCGGGCACATAATCAATTCGTATCTCTCCGCCGCTCGCGTTTACCTCGCCCGTGTTTACGTCCACAGAGGCATTAACGACAGTTGGAACATACGCAACCGTTCCGCGCGCCGCCTTGATCTCCTGCATTTCATTAGCCTTTACGGAAAAGTTGTTGCGAATAAAAACAGAATCAATAAAATCCTGTTCTTTCTTGCCTTCAAGGGTTATTTTGCATTTCTCGTTCAATAGCAAGTTCGCCCAATCCTCGCATACCTTTTTCGCCATGCCGAGCGAATACCGGCTGCATTTTATAAATTTCATGCCATTCCATACTTTATAATTATGAAACGACTTTACACAGCCATCATACCAGCTCTGCCAATTAGCGATATAAGTATAAAAACTTTCCGGGATAGTGGTATATCCCTTTTTCCGCAAAACTTCGTATATGTTCATGCTCTCACTCCGTACAGTCTATATGCCGGTTCCATCCCATACCGGATAGCGTCTATTGCGTGGTTGTTTTTATCTGGGTATCCGCTGATGATTTCGCCGTCTTTGTTCCTCTCGTACTCATAGCCGACGATCTCTTTGTATGCATTCGGCGTTCTGCGTTTATCAATAACGATCTTTCGGCGTTGCAGCCACTTCATACCGTATTCAACGCTTCCCGGCCCCTTTATTGCCGATCTCGCATCTACTCCACTCGCGCGAAAGTCCACGATACTTTTCGGCTCCGCGCTGTCGCACGTAATCGGGAAATCGTTATAATGGTGTTCGCGTATCCATGCGGCATTATCTTCGTTGCTCGTCTTATTAACGTAATGCTCATCGATCAGATACAGCGTTTCTCTGGCAACATCATAGTAGATGCGGATAAAGCAAAACGGATCAGGATACCAACCAAAGTCGATTCCTTGATAAATCCTGTCAAAACGCTTTATTTCATCGTCTGTAATTTCCCGCAGCTCCAACCGCTCAAATACGTTTCCGCCCGTGCCTACGGGCAGACCAAGGTATTCGTGTTGGTATGCTCTTTCATCGGTCTGTTTAAGGTATTCAGCTTCATTCAAGAACTCTTCGCCGAGCCAACTCTTAGGCGCATCAAGGTAAGTGCTTATGTGGCACAATCGGTTCGGCTTGTCTTCGGCGCTGTCAACATTCGCCCAGTTATCACGGCTGATAGGCGGGTTGTAGCTCTCGAAATTCCAGAACTTATCCCCACCGCGCATCGTAGACTGCAAAATGGTTCGTATCTCCGCCCTGCCGTAAAACTGATCTTTTTCCTCAAAGTGCGTAACGGCAATGTACCCGAACGGCACCTTGATAGATTTAATCTTCATTGGGTCGTCTGCGCCACGGAACATGATCTTCTGCCCGGTCGGGCGGTAAATGATTTCCATCGGACTGACCTTTGCGTACCATAGCCCGGCCATGCCAAGCTCAGCAATCGCCCACATATACTGGTTAAACACACTGTCTCGAAGGGTGTTTGCAACCTTACGGAGCACCAGCGCATGAGTATTTGGATTGGCAATTAACAACTGCGGCACAAGCAGGGATACCGTTGACGATTTCAGGCTCCCTCGACCGCCGCGAATGTCATAATGCGTATGCCCGTGCCGCATAACATCTTTCGCAAAGTCATAGAATACAGGTGCAAGCATTTCTGACATTCTTATACGTCCCATTCAATGACCGCCCCTCTATCAACCTCCGGATCAGGATAGTCTTTCTGTCCGAGAACTTGCTTGCCGAGCCATATCGCCATTGTCGCATTCGTTTCCGATAGCTTCATCTGGTTACGGCGCAAGCTCACTTTGCCTCTGGCCTGCCCTCTTTTTTTGCAGTCTAAGAATGTTTCTCGGTTGTTCTTGTTATGCAGCGTTTCTACCGTTGTGCCAAGCTCCCCAGCCATTTCTTCATCGGTGCACATGTATTTGGACAGCATCTCGACCAGTTGCTTGCCCTCGACGCTCAAAACAAGGCTCGGTCGGCCTTTTCCGTTGGGCTGCTTATTCAGATATTTGTTAAACGCTCCGAGCTGTTCAGCAGTCTTCGCCATATAAGCACCTCGTAGACAACGCGAGAACGCTCTCTATGGTTTCGGACATGTCATAATATCTATAATCACCCAAACGGCCACAAACGATTAGACCGTCCTTTTCCGCTCTCGACCGGTATTTCTGATACAGAGCTTCGCTCTCTGCGTTATTAACAGAATAAAAAGGTTCTTTCCCGCGTTCCCACGTGTCAGGGTATTCAATTGTCAGTACCGTTTTCGGGCTTTCTGTGTCAAAAACGAAGTGCTTATGCTCAATAACCCTAGTATGGGGTATGCTGCGCGCAGTATAATTTACTACGGCCACACCTTGATAGTTGTCTATATCGACCGTCATCTGATCAAAGCGCAGGCTTCGCCACGGGAGTTCGCCATACTCATATCTATAAAGCTCATCGAGTGCGCCAGTATACACGATCTTCTTTGCCTTATACTTTTCCTTTGCTTCTTCAAAGGATGTATTTAAGGCTACGTCTGTACCGTTTAACAGTGATTCAATGAGTTTGTTATACCCCTCAATAGGGATGCCCTGATATTTCGCATTGTAATAATTATTGTCCGCCGTATATCGAACAGGGATCCGCCGCATTATATCCGGCGGAAGTTCGGAACATGGTTTGCCCCATTGCTTTTCGGTGTACCCTCGGATAAACATCTTATAGATGTCTTCTCCAACAAGCGACAGCGCGTGTTCTTCTAGATTCTTCGCTTCATGGTCAAGCACAAGGCTCTGGCGGTTGATCTCCGCTTTCGCCTGAAAAGGGAAATTCACACCCCACAACTGCCGGAACGTGTTCATGTTAAACGGGAGGTTGTAGCACCGCCCTGCGTAGCAGGCAAGGGGGCTGTTAATGAAATTATTGAAATGAACGAACTGGTTGACGAATTTCCATACCTCGTAGTTGTTCGTTCGGAAAATGTGCGCTCCGTATTTATGAACTGCTATCCCCTCAACATTTTCTTGGTAGCAGTTTCCGCCGATATGGTCGCGCCGATCCACGGCAATACAGGACTTCCCCGCCTTTGTCGCCATATACGCAAAAACAGAGCCTGCAAGCCCTGTTCCAACTATTAAGTAATCGTAGTTTTTTTCCATTTTTCGTTCACCAGCTTCGGGCGGCAGTTGTTCCAACTTATTTTATGATGGATGCGAAAATTTACTCTGCCCTGTTTTGCGATCTTAACGAACGATGGGCAGCACATCACACTGTAAAAGCTCTTCCGGTACGTCCCGTTATCCTGATATATGTCCGTCATTCCACCACGCATGTGCTGTGTCGGCGGCGTCTGTACCTGTAAGTACATAACAGAATACATCAGCAGGCCCCGGCTTGCTTCATCTATCGTCGTGGTGATATCATCATTCATGCGCATGCGGAATTTAATCTTTTTATCCGCACGCATCAAGAACGATCCCATAGTTTTCGGGTTAAGCCCCATGAAATACTTTTTTCCACGGATCCCGCCGAGGTATTCGCTCGACAGTGCAAAGGACAGCCATGCAATGTCCGTCTTATCGATGTAACGCACAAGGTAATAGAAAAGCGTGTCAAGGTCTCGGCAAGCCTTTGTAACAAGCCTGTCGTCCTCTACATAGCGGAAATCAATTCTCGTAAAATCATCGTCAAGTTGTAAATGATATTTGTACCCGCGCTCTTCGGCTAGGTCTTGTATCTTGTTTCTTGCGAACACTCCAACGCGGCGGTCGTTGTCTGTGTCGCCGGTATCCGTCTCATCCGCAACAGCCTTTTTTTCAAACTGAATGACATGTTCGCTGAACTTAGAGAAGTATTGATCGGCTTGGTCGTCCTCATTGTCGATCACAACGTACCAGTCTCCGGTATAGCCGCTGTCTTTCAGCATCTTTACTGTTTTTATCTCGTCAGCTCTGCCATGGCTTAGAATAAAGACAGCAAAAGATTCGCGGTATTCACTCCTCGTCAATGCCCTCACCGTCCTTTAACTCTACCAAGCCGTCAAGCAGCTCGGCAAACCCATTAGCAATGGCATTATCGATATCGACGATGACAAGTGCGGAACGCTCCATCAGTTCCTGCATTTCAGGGCTTGCACAGTTCGCATAGTATTCCGCAATATTCCTGTAATTGAACACATTATGCCGGTTTGCCGCTGCAATAAGGAACGCTTTCTGCTCAGGAAGGATGTCTGCGGCCTCAATCTCCATGATGAGGCTGTCCGTCTTATCCGTATTGTACAGGTCGGCAAGGCTCGGCTTTATCCCGTCCGGCTCATACTGCGGAATATTGACTTTCATGCTGTACTGGTTAGGCTCGCTCTCTTTTTCTTCCTCAAAAAATCCGAAGTCAAAGCCCTCGAAATCAAGCTCCGCAAGTTCTTCCGATAAAAGCGCATCATCCCATTCGGCAAACTCATTTGTTTTGTTGTCTAGAAGCCGGTATTTCCGTTTCTGCTCATCAGTCAGCCCCTCTTTGATAAGAACATCCGCATCTTTATAGCCGAGCTTCTTCAATGCCTTATATCTCGTATGCCCGGCAAGGATCACGCCGTCCTCATCCACAATGATAGGCGCAACGTAGGTGCACTGCTTGATGCTCTCCATGACATAAGCCACAGCATCATCATTCTTTCTAGGATTCTTTTCATAAGGGACGATTTCCCTTAACGGCTTTTTGACAAGTTGCATTTCAGTTCCTTCCTTTCCGCTTCCAACAAAAAAGAGCCGGAATCGCTTCCAGCTCTTTCGAGTGTACCCATTATAGCACTTGATTTTGGCTTTTTAGGCTAATCTTTCACAGTTTATATCTGCCATGTGCAATCTGTCGGAAGCCGCTTGATTGCATTTGCGCGACATGTTGCTTTGATTGTGCAGCGGACTTCTCGCCCGGTGGCATTCTCAACGCCGGTAAACTCCATCCAGTGGAACGACTGCCCGCGGACGCCGGACGGCTTCAAACGGCCATCTGGAAGGAAAACTTCGATGGTCTTGCGCTCCTTGTCATAGCTTCCTGCAACCGTGTCGCAGTCAGAAAAATGCTGCTTGTATCGCCGGTACGTCATTGTCTCAACAGTCATGTTACACCAGCCAACCTTCTAATGAATATATCCGTTTTTGAGCAGAAACGCTGTATCTTGATCCCAGCAAACCGGTTCGCCGTTATCCTCATAAGCCTTGAATTCGGTATAGCTTTTCTGCGCTCTTTCTAAGCCGTCCCACTGGAACACATTTTCGATAACGAAGCCTTTTGAATACTCAGTGCAGGGAAGAAGGTGATACCGCCCTGCGGTTTTGGTGCAATAGCGTACCTTTGCGCATTTTCTCCCGCTCTTAGAAATGTACAGCTTTTCAATAACACCAACTCGGAAAATCCAGCCGTTCCAGCCGGAACGCATCGTGGCAAATTCAAACGCGGGAATCTGCACCAACTGACCGACAAACGGATTCTTAACTGCTTTCATGTTGCTTCCTTTCCGGGCGGTTTAGCCGCCGCCCTTCGGCTTCTGTTTTTCTTATTTCACGTAGATCGTCAAGTCTTCGCCGGTGATGCGGAAAGAAACGAGCGTCGCGTTAAGCTGTTTTTCATACGGTGTGTCCGTTGCCATCGGGTTAACGGCAATGCCGATAAGCTGCGTTTTCTCTTCCACACCTCGAACAACGAAAATGCGGTGAATCGAGCTGGATGCATAAAGAAGCTTGTTCAAGAACTGTCTTACTTTCATTTCAATTTCCTTTCTGCCTGTCGGCTTGTTCTTACAGTTGTAGTTATAAACTATATGGTTTAAAATGTCAACCATTATTGTGAACTTTTTGGGATATTTTTGAAAAGTTTTATTTGACAAACAAAATCATATAGTTTACAATCAGATCGAAAGGGGTGATCCAATGACCGCTAAGCAATTAGTTGATATGGCGCTGGCTTACGCCGGGATGAGCAAATCAGAGCTTGCCCGCCGCCTAAACTGGTCTCCGCAACTGTTAAGCAAGCGCCTAAATACCGGAAAGTTCTCCGTTGAAGAATGGTGCGTTATTGCGAAAGCCATTGGCGCAGAACCACATATCGGCTTTGTTTTCCCGGACGGGAAAGAAATATAAAGCAAAGGGGTAGTCATTCGACTGCCCCTTTTTTTGTAAGCCCAAAGTTTTCTGCTGTTCTTTCGATGAATTTATTATGCCAGTTCTTAGCGGTTCCGTAGGAAACGAACAGGGCCATAGCTGCCCCATGCAAAGTATGTGTGCGCTTAAAAAACACCATTTCGATGAGCTTTACGCGATCCGCGCCATTAGGATACCGCATGGTGTCCCGTATGGTCTTTTCGACAGCTAAATACTCTTTCATATCATCGAAAGGAAGCTCGCGCAATGCTACGCTTTCAGCGGCTCGGTTTACGCCCGTCCCTCGTCCTGTTGCGCCGTATGCGGGAACAACAGACTGCTCCCGTATATTCCGCAAATCCTCACAATGCATCGGGTACGCCCGGATGATCGCTTTCACGAATCCCCACCATTTGTATCTTGGTTTGCTCATTTTACCTCCGTTCTCGCAACGTTAAACGCTCTGTACGGAATTTTCGATTGTCAGGCACATCTTTTCATGCCTCCCACGAAACGCTTAACTTTGCCATGCTCACGGATCCGAGGACGGAGTAAACGAGGTTCAGCGCTTCTGTGGTCGTGGTGTTCTCGAAGCAGAGGCTTCCGCTCTTTGGAGTGCCCCCCCTATTCTGTACCGGCGGAGCATCAGGAGCTTTGACCTCCTCCGCCGGTTCAGCAACTTCCAGCGTGGAATGCACTGGTTCCGGCGGCGCTTCTACATGATCGGCTTTCGGCTCCTCGGCGCAAAAGGCACGGAACCCGCCGTTGTTGGTATTCGCCCATCCTCCACGATGCGGAAACTTGATGACGAGCTTCTTAGTCTCCAAGCCCACAGTCTGAACAGAAACGCCGAACATGGCGGCAAGGTCTTTTTGCTGCACGTCGAAGCGCTTCTGTAGATTTTCTATGTACTCCCGGCGCACATCGTCCGGGAGCATCTTAAATTCTTTCCACCGCATGGGACGGTTAAGAGCGTAGGTCTTTACTTCGCCATTCATTGCTTCTCGTTCCTTTCTTGTAAGATAGTCGGACGGGAAGATGACTTTCCCGCCCTTTCCGGCATGGGTACGCTTATTATGTATGCCACGCGCCGTTCGCTTCTTCTCTGCGCAGTCAGTAACGAAAACGTACTTTTCATCGTTCAAAGTTAAAACTCTCCATAACGTTTGATTTGATATGTCTCACCGTCTATGGTGTATATCGTTAAAGTCTCACATATCACCGGGGGAGGCGATACAGGAACGGAAACAGTAACACCGCACCTTGTCCCGCAATACTCGCACACGCTCCCGGTGATCGGTGCTCAGCAGTTTGGGCAGTTTGTTTTACTGCTCATCGCATATGCTCCTCCACATAACACCAGCTCTGCGGCGGACGCTGCATTGGTTTCCAGCAGTAGGTATCGCAGTCTCCCATGTATTCACACCCGTTGCAGTTGCGGAAGTTCGTAATGTCTACCGGTTCGTCGTAGATTCTCAGATCAGAGATATGCCAACCCAACCCAACCTTTCCATGCAAATACATTTCAAGTTCGTTCTCGCGCAAGCACGCCTCTTTAAGAATCGGCTCGATTGGATGACCAAAATTGTCATAGTCAGCGAGTTTGTAGACCGGCTCCCCACCAATCCCGGTGTAGCCAATCTGCGCCAACCGGATGACTTGATCGCACACGAACTCACCGATCACCCGTCCATCGCGCTCGTTCCAATCCCCGCTTTTCGGAAGAGTTTGGTAAATATAGCACTTGAACGGCGTTTCAATCTTCGGGCGCGTCTTGCGCACTTCCATCGTCTTTTCCCCGGCTGCGATTAGCTCGCACCATCTAGGCTGGATGCTTAACATTACTGCTTTACTCATCGGTTAAACCCTCCAACACGTCGTCCATGCCGCCGGTCATTTTTGCGCCATACATGCACATCACTATGTGCGCCGATGAAAATTTTCTGCCATCCTCGTAATAACAAGGTGCAACCAATTTCATCCCGTCAACAAAGCGCACCAACATGACCGGCGTTGCCCACGGTGAGCCGGTAATTCCCTGCACCATTATATCGCGTTTGCCAAGGTCGAACTGATACCCGCCGTTGTCGGCATCGTACAAGAGGTCATTTGTCCAGCGCCAATCCTCCTTCATGCCGAGGTGGACGGTTTTTATTTCGATTTTGTTGGCTTCGACAAAATCGCGGATCAACTTTGCGTTATACTTTTTCATTGGTTCTCCTTTCTCCGATTTTGTTATCGTCAACAAAATCGTTTTTCTTTTCTCCGCCCCAGCAAAACCAGTCTGCACAAACCACCGCCTTGTGATAGTCGCATACGTATTCACAGTAATGTAAGCAGTCCTTGCAATGCACAACCTTTTCATACCCCAGCTGCACCGCCATACGCTTAAACTGGCTGCGGGTGGGGCGGTCTATGGTGGGCGCATCCTCTATCAGTTTTCGGGCTTTCCCCGGCTCTCCTTCGTGCTGCCGGTCATATTCAGCAAGCAGAGCGTCAGCGTCAATCAATCGCATTTTCGTAATCCTCCCATATGTTTGCTTGTCCCGGAAGAACGCCGTCCTCCATCCACCAGTGAAAAACGTCTTCGCCGGTCGTCCACGATCGCGCGTCATCGGCCTTCCTGCGGGCTTTTCGTGCTTCAAGCATCCGCTCAAACGTTCGGATGTAATTGCGCTGGAAACCCGGATATCGGGCAAACTCTGCGTAACGGGCTTTCCCAGCCATTGGGCATCCTATGCAACCAACACGGCAGAAGCCCTCGTTGTAAAGCGGGTTCGTCTCAACCTTTTGATCGGTAAGATAATCCCACACATCCCGATCCGTCCAGTCGATGATTGGATTGCAAACCCGTTTTCCTTTCATCTGGCAATTTTCAAAAAGCTGTCGGTCTTCCTCGTTGTCGTTGTTCAAAATGAGCTTTTTCTTCGGGTCAGAGGCTTGTACTTCCAGCGCCCCGCGGTTTGCCGCTCTTTTGACAGATTCTGCCCACCGGACACCTGTAACGACAAATCGGTCTTTGCCTGCCGTTTCTTTTAAGACAGCGCAGCAGTATCGCACAACTCGCGTCGGCGGCATGAGTTTCTTCGGTATCAAATCCCACATCGAAGTGCGTTTGCCTTGATATGTCGGAAGAATTATCGTGTACTCAACGCCCTTTTCCTCGTACTCTTTGGCGCGTTTTCGGACGTGGTATACCGTCTCTGGCGCGTCCGCTGTCGTATGGGAATGGCATATTTCAAACGGTATTCCGGCATTCTCCGCCAATCTGCATATCACTGCGCTGTCTTTTCCGCCGCTGTCGGTCAGCAGTAGCGGCTGCCTATACAGTTTCAGCGACATTTGCGATGCAAGACGCAGACGCTCCATTGCTGTCTGTTCCAAATCAGTCATTGCCATTCGCTACACCCCCCATTCAACCGCCACACACAGCGGGGGCATTTGCCGTAGCAGGGTTTATGCATCGCCGTCACCTCCTTTATACTTCGGCATGTCCGCCCACGCTTTCACGCCGTCCCAGTCGCCGTGTTCTTCAAGCTCAAACAGTTTGTCGCCGTATTCGTCGCGGTCGCTCATGCACATATCCTGCGACACTCCAAAGATTGTGGCGATAAGAATATTCTGCCCGTCATCCGGCATTTCGCAGGAAAACGCATATTCGGGAATCTCGTAGTTAGCGTATCCACGTTCGATATATTCTGTTTCTTCTTCTGCTGTTAGACGGCGCGTCGTGATCTCGTGCCAGATGATTTTTTCTTCATACATCAGCTTCTACCTCGCTTTCGAGCCATTTTCTTATGTCCTCCTCGGGAAACTCTACAAACATGCAAAGGTGGAAAAATGGGCAGACGGTGCAGTTTGTCTTATCCGGGAAAACGCATTCTTCCATCTGCGCAATATAGACTAAGAAGTCGGATATATCGTAGTCGCAAAGGTCGCGCACGATCTTCTCACGGTTCGTCATTGCGGTCATCCTTTCTCTGATAGCAATTCAGCAGCGGGTCTGTCAGATCGCAGAAACAGCAGGGCTTTCCGTCCGCAGCGCTCGGCGGGTAGTGGATGCAGGATTCACAGTCATTCATGTTTACCACCATCCCAAAATCTTGCTTATGACCGCGAGCCATAACGCATCGGCTATGCAGAACAGCGCATGGGCTATGTTGTGATGAACGGTTTTCTCATACCACGGCGTAAACAATAACGATATCAAATACAGAACGCTCATTCCGCACCGTCCATTCTCGGCAGGGATGATGTCAGCATCCAATGCGTTACTTCGCAGCAAATCTTAGACGGCAATTCCCAGCGTTTTGTTTTGCTATGATACCACGCCATAAAGACCGCGTTAAACGGTTCGCATCCGGCAATAACGGGGTTTTCGTCCGGTTCCGGCAGCCTGTCCTTGACGTTGATCCATTGCGGGGCAGATACGGCGGCGGGGATTGAAAGCAGTCTGCTGACATCCTTTGAAGTGTGACCGTCCCACGGCTTTCCTTTGTCCAATTCCTTGCACTGAAACAGATCCCAGTCGTTTAGTTCATAGTGGTATGTATAACACCCTTCATCGGTGTCAAAACCCATGATGAACCATCCCCCGCCGAAAGGAACGCTGCCGTCCTCATGCCGCTTGCTTTTCCATGCATGCGGATTGTTTTTAGCAAGAGCGGCAGACAGAATAAGCCTTTGCTCATACAAGTCTGCGAAGGTGTGGTATCCATCTGATATTTTTTCAACATCAACGGCGGGAAGCGTCATGATGGTCTGTACGTTTTTTGCGCTGCACCCGTCCTGCATCAATCGCATAACCGCCGTTTCGCGTTCTAAGTATTCAGCCATTGTCAACCCTCCTATTCCATGCTTCGATTGCTTTTTCCGGCGTAGAGAAAAGCCGTGTTTGCTGATGAGAAAAGCAGCGGGCGTTGTCGCAAATCACTCGATATTTTTTGACGCACTCAATAAAGCCGTCATCGGCTGCTACTGCGGCGGGCAGATCGCAAAAAACAATCTCCCTGATGTACGGGCTGCCGCCACAGAATGGGCAAGGTTTAAGATTCTCCATTGCCATCACTCCAATCAATCACCGTAAAGCATTTACGGCATACGGTGTCTTTCGTAAAACTCGATGAGCCTTTCCCGCTTCTTACCCTGCGGCAACCTTTTCTTTTCCGCAATCGCATTTACAAAGCCAGTGCGCGCCGTCGTGCTCGGAGTGGTCGTATCGTATGACCGTCAGGCGTCCGAAGCGTTGCCCGGTAAGGTCAATTCGTTTCATCCGAGCCTCCGCTTGGCGTAGAGTGCCATGAGTAAAGATTCTGCACAGCCGTCATGCTCCTTGCGGCAGCCCGGCGGGATGAGATTCACGCCGGGGAAGAGCCGCTTGCAGACCTCTATGGACGTGTTCTTGTCAGCCGTGACGGAAAATTCCTTCTTCCACTTCTGCGGGCGGACGAGCTCATAGGGGATCTCGTATGCTTCGAGCATCCCTTGCAGCCAGCCGAAGCCCTCACCGAATTGGAACATAGATGTCACTCCCTGCCCCGGCATGGCGCTGACGTGCTCCAAGCAGCACACCGCCTTTTCCCCGCGCAGATCGGACAGGATGAAGCGGTAGGTGTCGCGGTCATACCGGAACGTCTGGACTTCCTCCCCGTTCAGAATGGCAAGTCCGCCGTTCTTGCCGGGATCGCATCCGATGTATATCATTCTTCCGCCTCTACGATCTCGCCGTTTCGGAGGGTGTACCACGTATCCGGTTTGTACATTTTCCCGTCGATTACAAAGGATCCCCACGAGACGATATCAAACGATGTTTTCGATTCAACGGCAATCGTCAGCATTGCGCCCTTGCCGCCTCGGATCATAACGTCATCACCGCGGACTGTACCGACGCCATTTTCTCCGACGGACACCTTACCGCGGGAAGTGGCTGCGCCGCGGTAGCCCGCTGTGGCTGCGCCGCTGTCTCCCGCTGTGGCTGCGCCGCGGTAGCCCGCTGT